CTTTAATTTTTAAAAGAGACGATCCTGGAACAAGGGGTACAGGCACTTTGCATATTTGTCTTGATGGAACAAATGATGAAGGTAGTGCGGCAGTAGTTGATAGTAAAATGCAATTTTCTGCTGATGGAGAAATATCTATTACACAAGGTAGAACAAATTTTTCAGCAGAAGCATCTGCTTTTTCTCCAGGAAATCACAACGGACACTTTATTGATATTAATGGACAATCTGCTAGTGGGCGTGCTGCTACTAATGCACAAACTCATAGAAGTTTTCTAAATCCAAACGGGACAGTAGGGACAATACAAACAAACGCAAGTGCGACTTCTTACAACACTACATCTGATTACAGATTAAAAGAAAACGTGGTTACAGATTGGGATGGAACAGCTTTACTTAAACAGCTAAAGCCTTCTAAATTTAATTTCAAAGCTGATGCAAGCACTACAGTACAAGGTTTTCTAGCACACGAAGTATCTAGTATTGTTCCACAAGCTGTTGCGGGTGAAAAAGATGCAGTATATACAGCAGAAGAAGCCGCACAAAGTAGTTTGGCAGTTGAAGGTCAACCAAATTATCAACAAATGGACCACAGTAAATTAGTGCCTTTGTTAGTAAAAACTGTGCAAGAACTAGAATCGAGGATAACCACCTTAGAGGGATAAAATTATGGCAATTAACTATACCTGGAATGTAAACACTTGTGACGTATATCCTACAAAAAAAGGTAAATCAAATGTAGTTTATAATGTCCATTGGAGACTTACAGCAACAGATGATACAAACAAAGACGCAGATGGTAAATTTTACACTTCTACAGTTTATGGAGCGCAAGGTTTAGATGTTTCTGATCTATCTAATTTTACAAACTGGTCAAGTCTTGACGCTGCTAAAGTACAAAGTTGGGTGGAGTCTGCCATGAATAAAGATGAGTCTGGTAAAGTTGCAACTCTTAAAGCAAATTTAGATGCAAGAATAGCAGAAAAAATATCACCAACAACTGTTACTAAATCATTAGGATAAATATATGGAACAACAATATTTTGTAAACATCATCCAAATATTAGACGTAGCAACAGAAAGAGGTGCTTGGAAAGGCGCAGAAATAGAAGCTATAGCTATGTTGCGTAAACAAACTATAGATCAGATTAAAAACTTAGCAGAGACTTCTCAACAAGAAGAAGAACCCCAAGTTGAATCAATTACTAAAAACATAGGAGAAAAGTAGTGAGCATTTGGAAAAAGGTAGTTGACTTCTGGACTGGCACAGAAAGAAAAAAAGTCAGAGCTAGAGACGAAGAAGGCCAGTTTGTAGCCGACGACAAATCCACCCCGGACGTAAACGAGGCTTACGAAGAAGTCAGAGTCAAAAAAACTAAAAAACGCAAAAAGAAAAAGAAATAATGTCTGATGTTAGCGAAGCCATGGCAAAGATTGAAGCGCATGAGCGCGAGTGCACTATTCGCTACGAAAACATAGAGAGAAGATTAGAAGACGGATCTAAACGCTTCGACAGACTTGAGACTATGCTTTGGGCAGTATATCCTTTTATTGTAGGAGCTATCGTATTAGCTGAGTTTGTATGAACGAAGAAGTAAACGTCCAAGAACCTGTAGAGCCAGTTATCAAAAAGAAACTAGAGCTCGACATTGACGTAACCCCACACAACCAAGGTGAAAATCCTTTTCAAAAGTGGATTCACTTAGCCAGGACAGTTGATGCCTGGAGAATATTTCCAAGAGTATTTGTAAGTGTTTATATTGTTTTACTTTATAAGGTTGTAACTTGGTTTATGGATATACCAGAACCGAACCTAGAACAAGCTGGCCTAGTCTCAATAGTAGTAGGCGCTATGGCAGCTGTATTTGGAATCTACGCGGGCACATCCGGACAAAGTAAGAAGTTTAAAGGCGAAGACTAATGGAACAGGCCATAGGTCTTATAGGAGATCTAGGACTACCCATCGCAAGCGGCCTAATCATGGCCTACTTTATATTCCTAATAATGAAACAACTCATGGATGGTTTGGTATCAGAAATCAAAACTGTCCAGGGCATAACTACGATGCTAATTACCAGAGCATCGATAATGAATAACGACATCATACGCATAGACACCATAGTATCTAGCGCACTCAATTTACCCCCGGATCTTGACCGCATAGCCAGATCTGAAAACTTTGTAGAAGACGGGAAGATTGATGCCAGGAGAGATTAATGGACATAGTAGAGCTCGTACAAAAGTTTGGTTTTCCTACAGTTATGGTCATAGGCTTAGGCTACTTTGTGTTCTTTGTCTGGCAAACAATTACGAAAACTATAGATCCAGCTGTGCAAGAAATGAAGACCACAATCATTCGTCTCACGGATCAACTTCGACTACTTGACCAGGATATGATACGCTTGAAGGAGAAAGTTGACACTGTTGTTCGGTTAAAAGACCAAGAGAAGCAAAAACATGAGCATGAAAAATCAAAAAAGACCTGACGATATACTGTTTATCTTGTCTATTGTTTTTGTTGTATTTTTTGCAATATCTATACAAGCCGATGAAATGGTGCACAAATTTAAAAGTCCTTCCTTTAGTGGCGTGGGCACGTCTTCACACTATTTGACCATTGAGAATCAAGAGACAAATCGGGCCCAGGCTATTAAGGACGAGATAGCCGCCCTTGCTGAGAAGCTAGAGCGGGACAAGACAAATACAGTTGAGGCTCGTTTTATGAGAAATCTTACCAGCCGCATCTACGCAAATTTGGCGAGACAGATAGAGTCTTCTTTATTTGGAGAAAACACAAACAAATTCGGTTCTATGGAGCTAGATGGAAATACCATAGAATATGAGATAACAGATGAAACAGTCAGAGTTACAATCACAGATGCCGAGGGCAATGTTACAGAGGTTATTGTGCCTCTCAACGGCTTTACTTTTTAGCGGTTGCACTCTAATGATTGATCCCATAGAAAACAACATTGCACCGATTAAAAAGTACGAACAACCAGAGTTGGTGGTTTTATATACTGATTTAGCAGACATACCAGAACCTGTAAGAAAACCAGTTATAGCGGTTTATCCCAATGCTTTCAAAGATGAAACGGGGCAACGACGTAGTAACTCTACCTACGCAACTTTTAGCACAGCAATCACCCAGGCCCCGCATGCTTACCTGATACGCGTGTTAAAACACTCTGGTTTCTTTGAAACTGTAGAGCGCGTTGCATTGGAAGCTGTATCTAAAGAAAGGCAGCTTATACGCTCTACTCGCGATACGTTTGACGAAGATCAAAAGCTCATGCCTCTCGTTTTTGCAGACCAAGTGATTTCTGGGGGTGTCCTATCCTACTCAGCTAATAATAGCTCTGGGGGGACGGGAGCAAGATTTCTTGGAATCGGAACAGATAAATCTTATCGAGAAGATATTATTACAGTAAGTTTGCGTTTGGTGTCTGTTAGTACAGGACGTGTACTCATAGAGACTATGACGACAAAAAAAGTTTTATCGGCATCGCTTAACAACGATGTCTTTAGATTCATTAGCGACAATACAGAGCTAGTGGAATTAGAAGGTGGTGCAGTAAAAAATGAGCCTATGTCTGTGGCTCTCCAGATGTGTCTGGAGACAGCCGTAAAAGATATTATAGACCAAGGCATATCACTAGGGTATTGGAGGTACAAACAATGAAAAAACTCTTATTATTAATCTTGCTATCTGGACCACTAACGGCAGCCGATAATGAGATCTTCCTGGACCAATCTTCTGGTGCTTCTAACACCAACATAGATTTGGAGCAACTAGGATCTGGCAACATAATCGGTGGCTCTGATGCAGCAGCCGGCTCAATGACGGCGCTAAAATTTACCGGCACCGGCGGGACATTAGACATAAATCAGATCGGCGATTCTAACAAGTTCCTCGGAGATATTGTTTCAGATTCTTATATTGGTTTCTTTGAGTTTGATGGTAATTCAAACACGTTCAACATGAATACCGACAAAACCAACACTTATGGAGCAGATTCGTCAAATGTTAATGTGGACGTCACCGGAAATAGCAACACATTCACACTCAGCCACGCTACAACAGCTTTAGCTAGTACGCTAGATTTAGATTGGATTATTAGCGGAAACAGCAACACCATAACGTCTGGTATAAATGCAGATTCAGCTACTAACTACGTCAATATAGATGGTAATGATAATGCTTTGACACATGCAGCTTCGGGTTATGCTGGTAACTATTTTTACTTAGATCACGACGGATCTAATAGAACATTTAATATTACACAATCATCAACATTAGATAATGACTGGCTCAAGATTCTTAGTTCTGGTACTACTACTTCAACTATCTGCGTGGTCCAAAACGATCAAGGCTCAAGTACCGGTTGTTGATATTGGCTCCATAAGCGAGCTGAGAGGTAGTGCACAGGTAGTTAGAGATCAGCCTTACGGCGCAGAGTTGGCTTTTCCTATACAACAGCTAGATAATGTAAAAACTCAATCTGGAGCTGTTGCCATAACCTTTGAGGATGAAACAGTCGTCCGAGTGATGGACCATAGCAAGCTTGTAATCAATAGCTACATCTACGATCCAAACCCAGCCAAGAGCGAAATGGCCTTACGCTTTGCATCTGGCACAGCTCGTTTTGTTACAGGTAAATTCAATAACAAAAAGAAAATACGCATACAGACGCCATCTGCGGACGTTTATGTGCGCGGAACAGATTTTACAATCACTACCACCCCGGAGACGGGCGCCTCGTTGGTGATTCTATTGCCTGGTGCTGACGGCAAAGTAGGCGAGATAATAGTAGAAACAGCGATGGGACAAGTCATACTAAACCAAGCCTATCAAGCAACCACAGCTATGACGTACAACCAAGCACCATCTAAACCTGTAACACTAGACATATCACTGGAACTTATAGACAACATGTTAATTGTTAATCCTCCACAAGAACGCCAGAATCTTGTAGAAGAAACACAACAACAAGGCACAGCAGATTATTTAGAATTTTCAGACCTCGATATAGATTTCTTAGCAGAAGACTTCTTGGATAACGAGGCGGACTTGGAGTTTACAGAGCTCGATATAAACTACTTAGATGTTAATTTTTTAGAAGATCTTTTGAATGTTATTGATGCTTTAGCTATTGATGAAGAAGAGGATCAACTAAACCAAATAGCAACCGGCATCACTATAGCGGGTACTAATATTGGCCAGGACAAAGATACGCAGATAACTACGATTATTACAGGCCAACAGATAAGTATTCGTAGATCTGTAGGAGACACCTATCGCCTAGACTTAGATGGATCTAGCGCATACACTCTTATATTGTTTCAAAATGGGGTAGAACACGTTGTTAAAGTCAACGGCGGATCTTCCAATGTAATAACTATAAGGCAAGGAAATTGAACAAAAAATACATATTCCCAGCTCTACTTATTGGTTTAGCTCTACCTCTATTGATGCAGCTCACACCTTTAGAAATCCTCAAGCTCAAGACATTTGATGTTTTTGTAAAAGAACAAGAACCAACAGGCAACTTTGTAATCCTAGATATAACTGAGGCTGATATTGAAAGAGAAGGTGGCTGGCCTTTACCCAGGAGAAGATTAGCCGAAATCCAAGTAAATTTACTTAACGCTGGTTCGTATGCTCAAGCCTGGGCATTGACTTTTCCACAACCAGACCGACTTGGCGGAGACGAAGCCTTTGCAGAAGCCTTGAGCTATGGCCCGTCTGTATTAGCCATGTTTGAGTCAGATACAGGCAACTATCCACCCACTGTAGGTACAGTCATACTTGGCGAAGATACAGATGGAGGCTTTCAAGCCAGAGGAGTTGTAGAAAACATAGACATTCTTAAAAATAGTGCGACACAGGGCGTCGCATCAGCACCTACAGACGTTGATGGTTTGGTAAGACAATATCCTTTGTTATTGCGTACTGAAACAGGTTTCGCTCCAAGCCTACCCATAGAAATAATTAAAAACATCACCGGGGCAGACACTTATATTATAAATATGACTGATAGTGAAATACGAGTACCATCACTCCCACCTATATCAGTAGACTCAGCACACAGAAAATGGATTAGCTATGTTGATACGCCAGTCATTACTTTGGATGATTTGTCTGGCGCACAAGATAAGATAACCATAATAGGAACTTCTGGTGGCGGTATTATGCCTCAAGTGCCTACAAGTAAAGGTTTGATGTACCCACATTTCTTACAAGCAGCTGTAGCAGAGTCAATATTGATCGAGGACTCGCCCAGGATCCCCGAGTGGCACCTAGGAGCTGAGTTAGCCATATTTTTATTATTTTGTTTATTGGCCTGGTTCTTAACACAAAGACTAAGCATGTCTGTTGGTTTGATTTATTTTGGAATATCAGCTGGATCTTTAGTTACATTTGGTATCTACACTATACAAAATGGTGTGCTCTTAGATGTTACTTGGTCTTTGATTGGCCAGTTTATTATAGGTAGCACCTCTTACTACATCAAATACAGAGAAGAATACATACTCAGACAACAAATCAAAAAACAGTTTGAGCATTACTTAGATCCTCGCCAAGTCAAACAATTACAAGATAATCCAGATCTACTAAAGCTCGGAGGATCTAGGCGTTATATTACTGTGCTCTTTACTGATGTCCGGGGATTCACTTCTTTATCAGAATCTATGTCCGCAGAAGATGTGACTTACATAATGAATCGTGCATTAACAGCCCAGGTAGAAGCCGTAAGGCAATATGGCGGTACCATAGACAAGTTCATCGGCGATGCGCTTATGGCTTTCTGGAACGCTCCTTTAGACATAGATAGACACGAAAATGCTGCGGTTGATTGTGCTATACAAATGCGAAAAAATATGGACAAACTCAATCTTGAGCTGGTTGATGCAGACTTACCACCAGTCTCAATAGGCATAGGAATAAATAGCGGTGAAGCGATAGTTGGTAATATGGGATCCGATACACGATTTGATTACACTTGCATAGGCAGTCCTGTAAATGAAGCGGCTAGACTAGAATCCAGTTGCAAAGAAGTTGGCGTAGATTTAATTATTGGCAGAACTACAGCCTTGAAATCAGATCAAATACTCAAAGAACTAGAACCTATAAAAGTAAAAGGCGTTGAAAGACCATTACAAATTTATGGTTTATTTGAGGAATAAAGACAAAAGATGCAAACTATTACAAAATTGTATTAAAATGAACAACAAGGATTAATATGAGTAAAATTTTACTAGGTGTAATTGGAGTTTTGGTTTTTATATGTTCAATATTGTATTGGCAAAACTCAAGACTATCTGCTTTGAATGATGCTTTTGAACTCCGGGACGCTGAACAAAAAGCGGCCATAGAGAGTTTGCAAAATGATTTTGCTTTACAAACATCATCTTTACTAAACTTACAATCTAAGAATCAACAAATCGAAGCTGAAATGAGTAGATACCTAGATATATTTAAACGTCACAATCTTACAAAATTAGCTATAGCTAAACCTGGTTTAATAGAAACCAGAGCAAACAAAGGAACAAAAGATGTATTTGATAGCATTGAAAAAGACACTGTTGGCATTGACAGTCTTGACGATGGCTTGCAGTTGCAGCCTGATACCGAGTAAAAAGGTAGAAATAGTCACAAAGCCGATTGAAAGAAATATCGTACAACCGATATTGCCTAGAGCTGTAGATTTGAAAGATCCATATTGGTATGTGGTATCAGAAAAAAACATAGAAGAGTTTTTACAAAGAGTTGAAAAAGAAGAGGGAGCTGTAGTATTTTTTGCAATGTCAGTACCAGATTACGAGCTGATGGCGTATAACATGCAAGAGCTTAAAAGATACATAAAAGAACTGAAAGAAGTGGTTGTGTATTATAGGACTGTAACAACCAAACAAGGAGAGAATAATGAGTAAATCACCAGACGCTTTCGTTTATAAATGTAAATTAAAATCCGTAACGGATGGTGACACTATCCGTTTGGAAACCATAGACCTTGGCTTTTCGGTGCAATTACACAATAAAGCCGTTCGCATAAATTCGATAGATACCCCCGAAAGCCGTATAAATATTAAAAGATACCCAGAAAGGGCAAAGGAAAAAGAGCTTGGTTTACTAGCAAAACAAAAACTTAAAGATTGGTTGGTTGGTGACATCACTATAAGATCTTATGGCACCGACAAATATGGGAGAGTATTAGCAGATGTATTTTGTGAAAAAGGTAATATCGCTGATTTGCTCAAAAAAGAAAATCTTGCAGTCGACTATCACGGCGGCACAAAAGTTAAAAAATGGGGAGAGTAATATGGAAATATCACAAGAAGGTATTGCGCTTATTAAGCGCTTTGAAGGTTGTAAATTACAAGCATATAAATGTAGCGCGGGAGTACCTACTATTGGTTATGGATCAACACGCGGAGTCACTATGGATATGGAAATATCACAGGACAGAGCAGAGGCATTGTTGCTAGAGGACATAGCCGATTTTGAAGAAGAAGTGAACAAATGCGTAAAAGTGCCCTTAGAGCAAAATCAATTCGATGCTTTGGTGGCTTGGACGTTTAATCTTGGAGGATCCAATCTTCGCAGCTCCACTATGTTAAAAGTTTTGAACAACAACGAGTATGACAAAGTACCAAGTGAAATGAAACGCTGGAACAAAGCTGGAGGTGAGACGCTTCAAGGATTAATACGCAGACGTGAGGCTGAAAGTTTACTATTTAAAAATGAACCATGGCATGAAGTATAACGATGTGCAATACTACCCACAGGCCCATAGGCTTAGAGTTGGGTGGTTTATACGTCACTACCTGACCACCTAACTCGACTATGAGCGACGTATCGTACAAAGACTTTGACATACTATCTGAGCAAGACAAGGCAGAAGCCTTAGCCTTGATAAACCGATACGATCAACTAGAAAAACAAGATTCTTGCCAAAACGATTTTATCTCTTTCGTTAATCACATGTGGCCTGACTTTATAGAAGGCAGACATCATAAAATTATTGCAGATAAATTTAACAAGATTGCAGAAGGCAAACTCAAAAGACTTATAGTATGTTTACCTCCTAGACATTCTAAGTCAGAGTTTGCATCAACATTCTTCCCGGCTTGGATGATGGGTAGACAAGGCAATCTAAAAATAATACAAACAACACACACCGCAGAATTAGCAGTTCGATTTGGTAGAAGAGTGAGAAATATAATAGATTCCGAGGACTATCAACACATTTTCCCCGATCTACAACTGCAAGCAGACAACAAATCAGCTGGTCGTTGGACTACAAACAAAGAAGGCGAGTCATTCTACGCTGGTGTAGGTGGTGCAATAACAGGTCGTGGTGCGGATTTACTTATCATTGACGATCCACATTCTGAACAAGATGCTATGTCACCTAAAGCTATGGAATCAGCTTATGAGTGGTACACATCTGGACCCAGGCAACGTCTACAACCAGGAGGCATAATTGTGATAGTAATGACCAGATGGAGCACTAAAGATTTGGTTGGCAATGTTTTGAAAAAACAATCAGACGAGTATGCGGATCAATGGGAGGTAGTAGAGTTCCCAGCTATTATGCCAGAGTCAGAAAAACCACTTTGGCCTGAGTTTTGGAAGAAAGAAGAACTTTTGAGCGTAAAAGCATCATTGCCCATATCTAAATGGAACGCACAATGGATGCAGAACCCTACGGCTGAGGAAGGATCTATAGTAAAACGAGAATGGTGGAATAGATGGGAAGATGAAGATGTGCCAGCTTATTCTTATGTCATACAAAGTTACGATACCGCTTTTTCTAAAAAAGAAACAGCAGACTACTCAGCGATTACAACTTGGGCAATATTTAACCGGGGCGATGAAAATGCGGACGAAATAATACTGTTAGATGCAAAAAGAGTCAGATGTGATTTTCCAGAGCTGAAAAAGATGGCTATGGAAGAGTATCGTTATTGGGAGCCAGATTGTGTTTTGATTGAGGCTAAAGCATCTGGGACACCACTTACTCACGAGCTAAGAAGAATGGGCATACCAGTTACCGCTTACTCTCCAAGCAGAGGTCAAGACAAGATAGCTAGAATGAATAGCGTCGCTCCAATATTTGAATCAGGTATGGTATGGGCACCAGACCATGATTTCGCTGACGAAGTTATTGAAGAAATGGCATCATTTCCGTTTGGCGATTATGACGACTTTTGTGATAGTGCTACAATGGCTTTGATGCGTTTTAGGCAAGGTGGTTTCATATCCT